TTGGTAGATGTTTCTTTAATTAGAGATTCAAGATTTAGAACAGAAAGCGTAGAAGAATCTTTAAATCTTGATGGTACAATTTTAAGTTCTACTTCATTTACTTTTGGAGTTGTATTGTCAATTTGATCAGAAAATACTCCTTCAAGTTTCAAAGTACAATCCATGAAAGTAAATTTGTAAGCAGAAAGAATAGGTGTTATAGGTGTAGTAGCATCAGTACCTGGGGCTTGTACACTGCTTGAAAAATCAAGAAGTTCTTCTTTAAGTGTAGTTTCCTTTCTGTTTGCAAATTCATCATTTTCTGGAATATAAGTACTATATTTTCCTATTTCATAAACAAAGACATCTACAGAAAACTTAGAAAGATTATCTGGAAGTACTTGTCTATGATAAATGTGATCATATGTGATATATTGATAGAGATCGATAAGTAATCCAAGTTTAAGATCTACTGTATCCCAATATTTACATGTAAGTACAGCCTCTTCATCTGTAGGAGAAGCAAAATTAAGTCTGGAACTTCTATTCCATACAGTGGAAAGACCTGTAACACCTTGTAAGAGGTATGGAGTTGTATTCAGGAAATTTAAGTGATAAACTAAATTTTTAAGTGCCTCTGCTCTATCATGTTCTCCAATTTGCATAAGATAGTGATATGCACTACCTCCACTACCAAGAAGTGAAGAATCTGGATTTTCTTCCTGTAAATTAAAAAGTGGAGAATTATTACCAAATTTAAAAAGAACATCTACTCCAAGAGTACTTGGATCTTGAATAGAATATCCAGATTTTGAACCTATTTCATAATTTCTATACTTATTCTTTGTAAGTGTAACAGGATCTATCTGGCTTTCCTGTGGAGAATTTGTATCCGATCCCAAAGGTAGTGTACTTGTTACAGTACCCCTCAGAAGAGAAGAATATTTCTCAGAGTTCGAAACTTTATTCATATTTACAGGAAGTAGCATAAAGAAAAGGTATTTTAATGTTATGAATATGTATCTGTTCTTTGTGGGTAGTTATAAAATTTGTAGAATACAGAAAAAATGACAACAGTTACAATAAACCATTCTACATTTCCATTTCTTCCTGGTCAAATTTTTAACTTTACAGAACCTATTACTGTACTTGTTGGAGATATAGGAGTAGGTAAAAGTACTATGCTTAAACTTATAGCAACAGAAGATCCTGCTGTCCTTATAAATAGAACATGTAAAAATATCATTTGGTGGGACAGTGAACTTGGAAATCCAAGAACAAGAAACTATGAAATTCTGGACTTCTTTTTACAATATGTGAATAATATAGAAATTTCTAATGAAGAAAAACTTAAAATTGGAAAGATAGTTAAAGATTTTCTTGTTCTAAATAGTGAAGAGAGTACTCTAACTTGTAGTCATGGAGAAAAACTTTTCCCTATTCTTGAAAGTATAAAAAGTCACATAGGTAGTCTTATTCTTCTGGATGAGCCAGATTCTGGACTTTCTATAAAGAAAATAGAAGAATTTGTAAAAATTATAAGAAGTACAATAGAACATGGTACAGAGTACATCATTGCTACACATTCTCCTGTTCTAATTTCACAGGTAAGTAAAGTGTTCAATATAGAGACTGGAAGTTATGAAGATTCAAAATATTATTTAGAAAGAACATGGAACAGGTAACAGTTTATACAGATGGTGGTTGTACTCATAACCCGGGAATAGGTGGTTATGGTATAGTAATTCTTAGAAAAGATAAGAGTCCAATTCTTATAAGTAAAGGTTTTGAGTATACCACAAATAACAGAATGGAACTTATGGCTGTTATAGAGACCATAAAAATATTCAAAGATAAAGATGTGAAAGTAGAAATTTTTACAGACAGCAAGTATATTACAGACAGCATAAATCTGGGTTGGATATACAAATGGAAAAGTAAAAATTTTGAGGGTACTAAAAATCCTGATCTTTGGAGAAAACTTCTAAGTGTTCTTACAAATAAAATTACCCTGTCTTGGGTAAAAGGTCATTCTGGAAATATGTATAATGAGATGGCTGATAAACTATCTAAAGAAGCCAGATCTAAAGTAGTAGAAAAAGATACTGAATTCTTAAAAATAGAAGCAGAAAGTAAGAAACCTAAGGTAAAAAATCAGAAACCTGATACTCTCTTCTAAGGTGTTGTATTTACAGTAGATGAAAGAATAGAACTTTCTGCACTTTGTACCATCTGTGAAAATGTTCCATTTGATATAGGAAATTTACTTTGATCGATAGCAGTTGCCATTGCTTTCAGAAGTAACATCAGAGGTTCTCCATTTACAGCAGAATATATCGGATTTGCACCTACATCAGTTGTGCTACCATTGACATGGACATAATTGCTGTTTGAAGTAATTGTATTTGGTGTAGAAATATTTACAGCATTAGTACTGGTAACAGAAATAGTATCTCCTGCAAGTTCTATGGTAGAAGAAGAACCTGAGTGATTAATTACAATATTTCCATTTGGTTTAATATTTAAGATAGATGTCCCATGATCTATCATAAGTCCTGTACCCTTTGCAAAATATATTTTAATACTTCCTGCCGTATCGTAGAGAAGTGAATGGAAACCCTCGTAATCTTTCTTCATTTCATCTATCATATCTTCTGCAAGTTCTTCAATAGAAGTATAAACAGGATGGTAAATGGAATCTGTAGGAAATTTAACCTTTACTATCTGATCCTTTTTAGGAATAGAAATTTGTCCTCCTCCTTTATTTCCAAAAGTAATAGGCACTTCTGGATATGCCCAGGGTAGATCTTCAACTGGGATATCTTCAAGTTTAGTAGTTCCAAAGATTCCATATACAAGTATTTTACATCTTCCCTTATGAAGAGGATCATTTATATCGACTATTTTTCCTAAGTATTCCATTCAAAAAGATTTATTTAAGTTCCCAAGTTCCCTGCGTAAGTACTGTATCTGCTACTGATGGACTTTTAGACACAATGTAAAATTTGTGATTTATAGCAGAAGAAAGTGAAGAAGATACATTCTCTGGAATAGAGAAAAGAAGTTCTCCAGATGTTCTGGATATCCCAGAAAGTTTAGATTCTGGAATGAACAATTTTTTATCATCTGCTCCAAAGAACACCATATAATAATTGTTTATAGAATCCAGTTCCACAGGTTTAATCATGTCATCTTGTTTATTTACAAGAGTAAATTTATGATTAGTAGTAAATCCTGGATTTATAATAATATGACTTTCTTCTTTTGTAAGTGTATTTATAACATTTACATTGATATAGATAGGAATAATGACAGAACCTGGTTTCTCAGTAGGTTTTTGGGAGAGATTTACAGAAGTAGTTTCACTCTTAGGTAGGTAAAGTTTATGAGAGTAAACATCCCCAGATAGTCTAAGAGTAGTAGATGTATTTTTAAAATTTCCTATCTTCTCTGTTGTAAGTGATGCTGATTTTACAATAGAATGTCCAGTTTTTGTATTTAGAATATTCATTGTATAATCCACAGATATTGCACGGAGTACATCAGGATATTCAAGTATAGGTTTAAATTTAAAGTTTTTATGAAAATTAGATGTTTGAAGTGTAGTTACAGAAGAAGTAAGTACATTTTCTCCATCAGTATGTTCATAAACATTTAAGGTATGTGTAATCATTAGATTTACTCCTGTACCCATTATTTCATAAATATAATCTTCAAAAGAATAATCTGGAAGTGTAGTATTTCCAAAGTATTCAAAATATCCATTTTTCTCCACAAGATTTGCTGTAACTGAACTTACTGGTTCTATATCAGAAAGTACAACAGATTTTGTATCTCCAATTTCATAGGAAACTCCAGTATTTGCAGGAGAAATAACCTCTTTTGTAATAGTACTTACAGAAATATAAATATTTCTTTCAAGTGTACCAAGTGAAAGATCCTTTGCGTACGGCATACTTCCTGTGCTTACATAGACAGGAGCAGGTACTCTTATTTCCAAATATGAATCATAGACAACCTCACTGATTATTATAGGAGTTTTTGGATATCTGATAAGTGAGTAATCTTCCTTTGTAAATTTAAAGTGACAAAGTTTGAATTTACCTCCATTTTCATCTTTAAGTGCTACTTCAAGTAGGAATCCTTTTATATCTTCTGTAAAAGTATATCCATTCTTCAGGTAAAGTCTCACAGTATTCATAGGAATAGTGGTACTTCTAAGGAATGAATATTTGTTTACAAGTAAGGTGTTTGAATGTTCAGATTCAAGACTACCGATAGATTTTCCAGCAAATCTTGGTGTTGTACCTACTTGGACTACACTATGTTCAAGATCTACATTGTTGCCTGTTTTATTTGTATTTTCAATTATCTGCGTAAAGTTGTCATCTGCAGATCTTACAACAGAGTAATCAAATTCAGAAGATAAAGAGACACCACTTGAATAATTATATTCAAGAAGTAGGAAATCAGTAATAGCAATTCTTGAACTGGTCATATTTTGGAAAATTTCCCTATGTACTTTGTCTTAGAGTCCCATATAAGGCTTAGCCGTACTACACCACTTATTTAGAAATTCAACATGTGGTGGATTTCCAAGTCCAAGTCTCTCCTGTATAGGTAGATCATCTATGTTATATGGAGTTTTTGATGATACATCTGGATTTACATCTATTCCTCCGAAGATAGGAAGTGAAAAACTCTTACTTGTTGTTTTAGTCTTTATAAGTTGTTTACCTCCTTTAAAGAGTGTAGTAAGTTCGCTGTCAGAATCTCCAAGTGGAAAGAATTTAAGTGTATAAAGAACTGGAAAAACTACAATACCATTAATAGTTAGCCAGAGAACAAAAATACAAACAGGAGTAGGAATACAAACAAGTGGAATCCACACAATTGGTAGTTTTATTCTTTTAGTTCCTATAATAAGTCCAACTGTCCAATACTGAGGCTTAAGAGCAATAGCATTTAGTCCAATAGAGAATTGTACCCAATATGGAAGTCTTGATATATCAGAAGAAGAATAAGATGAAAGTCCAAGATTTGAGTAGTTTGGTTTAATATCTGGGAGACTGGGCGAATCTGGGAACTCTGGAACAACTCCACACATAGGTATCTTCTTTATTCTTTTTAAAAGATCTTCTTTTACCTTATCTGGATTCAGTGTATCAAATGTAATATCCAGTCTTTGCAGGAATATTTGGATTTTTAAATATTCATCATTTAAGACTAAATGTCCAGGATCATGGTAATCATATGAAGAATACTCAGAAACTCTACCTGGAATATACTTAAGTTCAGAAGTTATCAGATTTTCTATGTTCTTGGAAAGATTTTTTACACTCTCAACAGAATGTATTAAATTGTACATTTGATTTTTTGCCTGTACTTGTCTACCTCTTATATCCTGCACAAGTCTAGATTGTACAAGTGTAGCATCTCTATCTCTATAAATGATTTCTATTTTACC